CAAACTAGCCAGGGTACCTTTACTCTCTAATTAACCTTCTCTACAATGTTAACCAAGGGTACCAAACTAGCCAGGGTACCAAACTAGCCCTGACTATCTTTAGCAGAGAACCTTCTCTGCTAGGGTTTGAGAACCACTGCACAGAAGATACATTAACCCTAGATATCTCTACAAAGATAAAAGTTGTAGTTTCGAGCACCCTTCAGACAAGAGTCCTTATACATCTAATAATTAATATCCTGGGGATATTAATTAGGGGTTAGGACATAGTCTGAGCAAAACATTCAAGACTTCTACCTTACCTAGCCTCTCTAGAGGAAGGAATTTTACACTCTCTCCATAAGTAAAGACGTACTTATCTCCCTCCAACCTAACCGTTACCGGGAAAGACAACATCAGCCCTAGTTCTCCCAGAAAATAGTTATACTTTCCAGGTCTGCCTTCTCTTTCTGCTCTGTCTATGTTTGCAATGAGCTCTTTCACGGTTTGCGATTTTGCAAACTTTCTCGCCAGCTCGAGATCTATTTCTATCTGAAAGACTGTCTGAGATTGTGCACCGGGTAGTTTTCTTTCTATCTTCAACCAATGCAAATAAACTTCTAGGCTAGGCCTTTCATGTCGGATATGTAGCAAAGCGAACCTGGCCTTCCAAAAGGTTCTGCTAGTAAAGATAGATCTAGTTTCTGTACACAGGGAAGAGAGAGCAAAGAGGTCTCTTGCCTCAGAGCAGCACATGATGGAGAAAAGCATCGTGCGTATTAATTACTATCCTTGAGGATACTAATTAAGATTCCTTGTCAAGCTTGAAGGTTTCAAGCTTGTATAGATAGAGTAAAGTGTTAAGAGTCTCTACTTTGCTCAGGTTACTTAACAGAACAACCTTGACAAACTCGTAACCATAATCGTCATACTTTTCTTTTGCTTTCGAGATGGTGTAAAGGTTGTCTTTCTTGTCCACTACCAGATAATGGTAAAAGAGAGATTGTAGCTCGTTCAGGTAATAGTAACCTTCTCCAGCATCTTCTTCTTCCTCTACCACTTGGTCTAGTTCAGAGAGTAGTCTTTTCTCTTCTTCACAGGTTTGTTTATATTCTAGCACGATGCTAGGATCTATCTCTGCTAGACGTTCCAGGTTAAGTTTTCTATAATAGAAAATCTTGGGCCACTCCTCACCCTTCTCTATCTTTAGACAACGTCTATAAACTTGCAAGCTAGGTTCCTTGTGTTGAATACCTAGGAAAGCAAACCTAGCTTTCCAGAATACTCTGCTAGTAAAGATAGATCTAGTTTCTGCGCAAATAGAAGAGAGAGCAAAGAGGCCTTGTGCTTCACAACAGCGCATGACAGAAAACAGTACCGTCTGCATTTAACCCTATGTATTAATAATTAGTATCCACAGGATACTAATTAGCTAGCTCTTGTAAAGTCGAAGTAAAACGTCAAGGGTTTCTGTCTTGCTCACGTCTTGTAGAAGGGGAACCTTGACAATATCGTGCCCAACGTTATCATACCTTTCTCTCTGTTTGAAGATAGTATACTTGTCTTTCTTCCTTTCTACTACAAGGTAATGGTTGAGAAGAGATTGCAACTGGTCCAAGCAGTAGTAGTAAGCTGCAAGATTGCCTTCCTGTTCTGCTTTCTCCAGTTCAGCGTTTAGTTCTTTCTCCTTCTCATGGGTTTCCTTGAATTCTAAAACTGTACTGGTGTCCATCTCGGCCAGACGCTCCAGGTTAAGTTTCTTATAAAAGACCAATCTAGCCCAATCACTAGATAAAATTTTTCTCTCTATCTTCAAGCAGCGTGTGTAAACTCACAAACTAGGTTCTTCATGTTGGATACCCAGGAAAGTAAACCTAGCTTTCCAGAATGCTCTACTGGTAAAGATGGACCTAGTCTCTTTACAAATAGAAGAGAGAGTAAAGAGGTCTCTTGCCTCACAACAACACATGACAGAGAAGAAGATGGTCTGGTCCATATTAAAATATGGCTTCTATAAACTCTTGCACCAATGAACCTCTACAAGAGAACTGGATGAACCTGTGGGAGAGAGGACTGTGTTATGATCCCTTCTTTCGTTCTCTTTACTCTACTCTTGGAGCTCAGATCAACCCAGCTAGTCTAGAGAGTGCCAGACAAAACTTTGTAACCATCTTTCAACGTTATCTCTCTTCTTATTCTCTAACCGAACCAGGCAAACCGGGCTACAACCCCATGCAAGAGAGGATACTGCAAGTTTGTTCTAATCTACCTGGAGTTTGTGATAGCGCTCTAACCTCTATCTGTTCTAGGTATAGTAGAGAACAGATAGAGCAGTCTCCTGCCTTGAGTAGCTTTTGTGGTTGCTTTGCACCAGAACTGCAAGGAGAGATCAGACGTTTCTTGGTGAATTCTAGTTTTCTCTATGATCGCCCTTGCGATCCTCTCTGTTCACGCATTGGCACGGTTAAGTTGGCAACGCCGGAAGGTAATCCTGCACTCTGTACCAGCGACGTTTGTGTGATAAGCGACGTCAGCGTCGATGCTACCAACTCTAATCTGCCTTTTGTAAACTTTACCCAAGTTTGTTCTTGTAGAGAGAACTGCCGTTGCGTGTTTGATGTGACCAACACCACAGAGACTCTCAACCGTCTAGGTTTAAATTACTCTCTTAACCAATTCTGTTCCCAAGGTTCAGCCTGTCTAGAAGGAGGAAGAATAGTACCTTGCGTTACTAGCACCGAGGTTAGTCTGCCCGTGTCAAAGACTTTCTACTACATCCTAGGCTCTCTACTGCTACTCTTTCTTCTCTTTGCCTTTCTCTACTTTTTTCTTTCCCGATAAATAAATAACTTATCGAGAAGATCTTCTCGATAAGTTATTTACCCAAAGTAAACATGGATTCTGCTTACTCTCTTCTTTGTATGCAACCCGTTCTCGAGCGCCAACAACCTAACCATTCTCTCTTTGATCTTTGCGTTTTGCATCTCTACCAAACGCAAAGACTATCTCTCATCTTGGAAAGTTGTGAGAGGAGTAGATTCTCTCTGCACAAAATTCTACACAAGGAAGAACAAGAGACTCTCTTTGGTGAGTTTCGACTTTACTCTGATAGTAACCAACTGCTCTTGCGAGAGACCTCGGGAGGAGAACTCTTTATCTATGATAGAAATGGCAATGCCACACTACACCTTGAGCCTAGTGATGACTATGAGCAACTAATTCCTGGCCCTCAGATTGTACATGAAACTTGTCCTAGGTACAAGGAGGGTAAAAAGGTAACCTTACAAAAGATGTTTATCTTTTCTGATCAAGGACTTTTGGCAGCCTTGATCTACAGTCTAGAGGGGAAGGTTATACTAAACTATGTACCTTATGGTTTTGGTTTTATCCTCTCTGGAGAAGAGAGGATATCCTTCAGAGACCACTTTGGCAACATGCTCTATCAGAAGAGCATGAACGAGTTAGATTACTATCCTTGAACTATATTATACCCTAGGGTATAATATAATTTCTTCTGAAGGTGCAACCTGGCCCTTGTCATGGAATTTACCATACAGAGAGTAAGCTTCCTAGTTTCAGAGCAAGTGGTCAGGTCTTCACCTGACTTGCTTACAAGTCACCTCTTGCCTGAAGAGGTTCTGGAGCATATCTTTTCTTTTTCTGGCACTTACAATGTAGTAAACAGAGCCGTATGCAGAGATTTTAGAAGGATTGCACCTAAAGTTGACCCTTTGCTTCATCTCGATCATCTGCTCTCTTGTGGTGAAAAGATAAAAATCCCTACATGTACAGCTAGCATGATGCAAAAGGCTATACACTTGCAATTACTTTTCGTCTTGGATAAATACGAAGAACACGTTCCTGTAAACCTGTGCGAGATTGCCGTTTGTCACGGTTTGGTAAAAGTTCTTCGATGGACTCGTTCTTCTAGTCAGAAGAAAGAAAAATATCCTTGGCTTAACAATGTGACAAATAACGATCCCGAGGTGTTAAGGTGGATTAGACAACAGAGACCTCGTTACCGATTTTTACAAAAGATAGCCTGGATGGAACAATGGTAATATATTATACCTATTAGGTATAATATGTCGGGTCTTCAAGCGCAATGTTTGCTCAAGCGCAAAGCTTAATGTTGTTTAGTAGTCTCTCTTTCTGGCTCTCATGAGCTTTAGGTAGAACCTTTTCAAAGAGTAGTTTAGCCATAACCTTGTTACCGGCGTAAAAGGCAGAAACGCCTGCTTCATCTAAGAAAGCATGGTCATAGATGTGCGATTCCATGAAAAGCTTACCATCCTTCTTTTCACACTTGAGCAAGCCTTTGGCCAACATCCAGGCTTGGTTGAACCTCTTTTCAGAATTTAGATATTTTATGTAGTAATGGGGAGCCTCTAGTCTCTCTGGATCAGTGTTGATAGCCTTCTCCAGGTAACTGGCCCCCTTCATGTCCATCTTACCTTTACGAACTAGTCTTTGCTTGAAAGCTTCCACATAAGAAACATAAACTTCTTGTGCCCAGTCTCCCATCTCTGCTCTCTTGAGATAGGCTTCTTCCGATTGCTTCTCCATACCAAAGGCAGAGTCGCGAATGCTTTGGGCTAGATAGAAATGGTAACGAACTAGACTGGAGGCTTCCTCTTCTTCATAGACACCTTTAACCTTTCTCTCCTTGTATTTCTTGGCCTCAGCTATAAGCTCTCGTAGATACTTTACATCGCGAATATACTTTAGATCGTTCTGTGAACGGAAACCTTCACAGCGTGCATCCATCCAGAGAACAGTAACCTTATCGGAACTTATAACTGCATCCTTGTGTGTAAGGTACTCATGTACGCCTCCAATCCAACACCAGCCCTTTTCAGGTTGATATTTCACCATAAGATTGCCTGAAAAGTGCGAGTTGCCCGTGCGAAAGTCACAGAAATACCTATCCTTATCTAGGCCATTGGGAAGGATGATCTCTTCATTCTTAACCATAGGATGAATAAGATTGTCGGCATCGGTAAAGAGGATGTACCAGGTTTCCGATGCCTTTTTATTCTCCTCTATAACTTTGTAGGCGTACTCGAGAGAAAGATTACGATTAATGGCAAAGTGGAAAGCTGGTCCCTCCCAAGGCTTACTTTGGATACCTCCTAGTTTCTTATTCTTCTTAACCCAGTCCTCCACAATCTTCATGGTATCATCCGTGGAACCAGTATCTGTAATGGCAATAGCTTTTACAGCTTCTACCAATTGTCCTTCTTCGTTCCTGTACTTTATTTTATTAAAACTTTCTAAACAGCGCAACATGTTCTTGCTTTCATTCTTCACGATCAGGTTCAAGCACAGGTTCATTTAAATTTTTATCTTTTTACATTTAAGCTGGTCCCATTAAAATGTCCTGCGCAAATATTTTTTCCACAAACAACTTTACCAGCCCCATAAATATTGCGCGGACAGGTACGAGTGTTGCAGGAGCTACTGGTACCACAGGAGCTACCGGACCTCAAGGTGCAACTGGTGTGGGTGTGCCTGGACCCCAAGGCGTAGCTGGTGTTGCGGGTGCGACTGGACCTCAAGGTGTAGCTGGTATCGGCGTTACAGGTAACACTGGTGTGACTGGACCCCAAGGTGTAACAGGTAACACTGGACCTCAAGGTAACACCGGCGTTGGAGTAACTGGTAGCACCGGACCTCAAGGTAGCACAGGAGTAACTGGACCTCAAGGTAACACTGGTGTTGGAGTAACTGGTAGCACTGGACCTCAAGGTAGCACAGGAGTAACTGGACCTCAAGGTGTAACGGGTGTTGGAGTAACTGGTGCTGGTGTGACTGGACCTCAAGGTAGCACAGGTAACACTGGACCTCAAGGTAGCACAGGTGTTGGTGTAACTGGAGCACAAGGTAACACAGGTGTAACGGGTGTTGGAGTAACAGGTGTTGGTGTAACTGGGCCTCAAGGTGTGACTGGTGAAGCAGGAGCTACTGGAGTTACAGGGGCTGCTTCTCTTACCTTTTCTCCTCTTCTCATAGCAGGTAGTATGGGAACAACCTACAACGAAGGAGTTACTGGTTACGTTGTAGAATACAGTGATGGAGTCTACTCTGTAAGTTCTCTTATTACCCAAACTACGGTAACGGGAGCTACTGCCTATACGGTAGTAGTTACAGATTTCCCTGGAACTACCCTTAACAACCTAGTTTCTCTAGCTTCTCTAAACTCACCTACGGGAGTGCTCTCTTCCATAACTTCCTTTCCCGTTCTAAGTAACACGGGTATAGAGTATGATATCATCTTTGCCTCTCCCATCGCAGCAGGCGTATCCCTAAACATTAGTTCTTTTGCCACCTATACCTCGGGATAAAAGAAAGTAAAGATTTTCTAGCGTGGCTAGAAAATCTTGGAAAGTTAAAATGCAAACGGAAGCGTCCTTGGCCTCTCCCGATCAACTCTTTCAAAGAAGATTACAGGTCCTCTCTTTGCTCAACGATCCAGCAAACTTTGCCAGAAGGGCTTATTTAGTAGGTCCGATGGGTAACGTGGTCTCTACACCTTTTGGTTTCTCTGATAATACTTCTCCTCTGCCTTCTGAAGAACAGGTTTTAGCTCGTGACTTGTGCAAAGTCTCTTCTACTCGACAGGTGGTACCTTATGTCTACTATCTTCCTCTCTCGCAAAAGTATTCTCTAATTCCTTCTCTTTGCAACTGCCTTGAGGCCAAGGTTACCTCACAACTAGTTTGTGACAAGTTTACACACAAGGTGCTCATGTCTTATCTAGTGGATTACTTTTGCCGTACACAAGGCCTGGAAAACTATCGTGTCTACTACATTAGCTACTTTTGCTCTGGTTCAGGCAATATATGGAAAGAAAAAGTTACAGACCTGCCTCCCGTTGATGAGTCTGGTCTGCGTTCTCTAATCTTTTCTATAAAGGAGGTTTTAGATTTTCTTTGGGAGAGCACTAGGTTTACTACTCTACTAACCTTGGAAAACATCGTCTACGCTTCAGGTCAGTACAAGATAGATGCTTTCTCTAGGGCGGAAGCGGTGATCTCAACCAACGAAGGTATGTGTCTCTTGGCTAGAAAGAGGAGACCTAGTGTGGAAATCTTACTCTCTGATTCTCCTTACTACCATTACTCTAGAAAAAAGAGAATGCCCGGCAGCGTGGGCTTTTACAGCTTTCTACTTTCTCTCCTTAGCATCGAAGATGTTAGAAGCCTCTTCTTCTCTACTTCTTGGGGAGAAGAGATGTGGTCGAATCTGTTTGAGGGTGAGGATGGAGCCAAGGTGTTTGCTCGTCTTTCCTTAACTTTTACCTTTTCTGAACTGGTAGAAGGAGTGCGTCTAAAATGTAAAGTTTGAAAATTTCGCTCGCGCTTAACTGCTTTTTTCTCTTCTCTAAAATGCAATCCTCGCTCTCCTTTGACCTTATCCTTCTCGCTCTGCAGAGTATCAACAACTCTGATCTGGACAACCTCTCTGTCTTGTTGGAAAAGTTTCCCATAGAGACTCTTGATGTAGAACGCTCTGATGCTCTCTTGGCCCAGTTTCTAAACACGGCTGCGAGGGAAAGAAAAGAAAGAGAGGCCCTACTAATCTATGAGCGCTGGGAAAGAACCTATCCTTCACAAGAGATTAGCTTCTTTGCTACTCTATTTAGAAATAACCTCTTTGAAGACTACACCTACAAGTTCTTGGCTAACACCTTCAAGGAGACCTCTTTCCTTGAAGTGGTCTCTGACTTGTCCAAGGGAGACTCTAACGAAGACCTGATCAGAACTCTAGACAATGTCTTTCAAGCCTATGGTGAACAGAACAAGGATAGACTAGACATTGCCATGGCTGAGGCCGACTCTTCAGGTAACTCTGTCATGTACAACTATCTGCACGAGAAAGCTCTCCCTCTACAAGAGGTTGCTCCTAAACCAGAGTGGGTTAACACGGACGAGAGCAAGTACGGTTCCGACCTGCCCACTTCTGAACAACTGGAAGAGGAAGCGGCAGACATTCTCAACCGAGTAGCTGCAGAAGAGATACCTCTTCCTCGTACAGAAACCCTGGTAGACTTTATGGTAGCAGGCATGGAAGAAGACGGCATTGCCATAGACAATATCGAAGAGGCTAGAAACGTTCTTCGGGCCAGCATAGCCCAGCTCACCCCAGAACAAATAAAC